TTAAAAATGGTCTAAATAAAATACAACGATGGTAAAATTAACCAAGGAGGAGAATCTTTACTAATGCCACCATTACATATGAGAGAACAATTACTTAAAGCACTATTAGCACATGCTAATGGAGAGATCCAGAAACATAAAGCTAATGTTGAGATTTATCTAGAACATCCTGTTGGTGTTGGTGAACATGGAGATGTAACCGAAGCCATACAAGGAGAACTTGATAAGATTGCACAATTTGATGATCAAATTAATGTCATCAATAAATATTTTAGTCCCAGATCCAAAGAATTTCTTGGTTAAAAATTATTATGATAGAATCAAATGAAGAAGTTATTGCTGAGGAAACAGCAGCAACTGAACAGGTGGTTGATGTTGAATCGACTGAGGTTGTTGAAAAGGAGGAAGACACTCCTGATATCTTTAAACAGAATGAAACAATCTCTAATCAACAGCGTAGACACTTTGAAAAATTAAGGGCAAGTCAACTGAATAAGATGCTTAAAGATTATAAGCGTCGTCAGAAAAACCCTTTAAATATAGCAAGAAAACTTGGACAAAAAACTAAGTAAGTACAATGAAAGCAGTTTTATATTCTAAAGACAATTGTCAATGGTGTGATAGGGTAAAGTCGTTGTTCGACAGTGTTAAGATATCCTATCTAGAATATAAATACGACAAACACTTTACTAAAGAACAGTTCTATGCTGAGTTCGGTAAAGAAGCAACATTTCCACAGGTATCTATTGATGGGTATCATGTTGGAGGATGTAAAGACACATTACATTATTTACAGAAACACAAATTATTATGAATGATGTAGACGCCATTTGTGAATTCGTTGACACATTAATGGATGATTACTCAAAGACAAAAAAGAAAAGTAAGACTAATTTTTTTAAATACTTTGAGTCTGCCAATTATGATAGGAAAACTATTAACGAATATGTATCCGATTATTCTTTCACTGTTACTCAACAGATAAAGGAACTTGATGGTGCATTAAGTGGAGATAAGAATCTTGCTGAGGCTTATGGACAATTTAATAAGTCTGAACTAAGAGATTTTATCTCTATGTTACAGAAATTTCTGGAAGAAGCTAATAGATATAAAGACTATAAAAAGATTACACGTAGAAAAAAACAGAAGACACCTGAACAACTTGTTAAGGGCTTGCATTTAATAGAGGAATCTGTTATCATAGAGGACATTGAGTATGAGCCTGTTGACAAGACAAAGATTATAGATGCTACATCTATCTTCCTTGTTAATGTAAGAACAAAAGATCTTCTATTCTTATCAGGGAATAAACTTTCTTGCTCTGGTGCCAAGATTACTGGGTATGATCCTAATATATCTGGTGTAAAGAAACTCAAGAGGATAACAGAAGGTATTAATTCTGTTACATCATCCAACAAGATAGCATGTCAGACAATCTTCGAGAACCTTCCAAATAAAAGGAGACCTTCGCCAAAGACAGTCTCACCTAATTACATTCTTCTAAAGGTACTAGCTTAAGTATCTAAATAAAAATGTAAAAGCGATGATGGGAGGATGTCATGACAGAAGCAACTACACTTGTTTTTACCTGTCTATTCTGTATAGGGGCAACAGTAATTGGATTTATGTTAGGATGGTTTGCTAATGCGTATTATGTTACACATCATCAGACCGAAGAATATATCCATCCAGAGTTCTTAGATAGGAATGGAAATTATTTAAATGAAGAATTGTTATCTGTCAAATTTGTTGATGAGGATGAACTTGAAGATGACTAATGTATTAATGGAGTTTTACAATGGCTGAATTACCAGTTGAAAAGATGTTAGTTTCTGAAATATTTCAGAAGGTATCAAATGCAAAAACAAAGAAAGAGAAGATCGCATTACTTAAAAAGTATTCGACACCTGCTATAAGGGCTCTTCTTATATGGAATTATGATGAGTCTGTTGTTAGTATGGTTCCTAGTGGAGAAGTACCATACAAACCAAATGATTCACCGCCTGGAACTGATCATACTATGTTATTTCATGAGTATAAGAAACTTTATCACTATGTAAAAGGTGGTAATGATGGTCTTAATAAAATGAAGAGGGAACAGATGTTTGTTCAACTACTTGAAACACTTCAACAAGATGAAGCAAAAGTTCTCTGTTTGGTTAAGGATAAAAAATTGGGTAAGAGATATAAGATTACTAAGGCATGTATCTCTGAAGCATTTCCAGAGATTGAATGGGGTAACAGAGGAGGTAAATGAATATCCTTCATACAGAATGTAATCCTGAGATGGCAAAGGATAGGAAACTACCATATAATTCATACTTAGTATGTTATATGGGTGAGGATCAAGTTCTTAAACATGATATTGCTATGTCAGGAACAGCAGTTGAACTATTTGATACTTATTATGATAAGTATAAAAAAGGATTTCAATGGTTGAAACAAACTGAAGGTAGGATAACTCCTGCTTTATGGAAATCTAAAAATGAACCTGAACCACCTAAGAAAAAGGTAAGAAAAAAACGTGAACGTGAATGAATTATGACTGTAAAACTTGTTACTGTTACTCCTGATGCAGAGAAACTTATGGCATATGTTGCCAGAGTATCTAACCCATCTAATCAGGACAATGAAAAATTTGCTGGACTGTTGAAGTACTGTATTAACCATCAACATTGGTCAGTATTTGAACAGTCCTCTATGACATTAGAGATAGAAACTACACGTGCTATTGCAGCACAGATCTTACGTCATAGATCATTTACATATCAAGAATTTTCACAAAGATATGCTTCTAGTACTAATTTAGGTAAGATACCTGTACCAGAATATCGTAAACAGGATATAAAGAATCGTCAAAACTCTACTGATGATTTAGATCCATTTTTAAAACAAACATTAGAGTTACAAACTCAAACTCTATTTGATTCTGCCACTGCATTATATGAACAGATGTTGGCAGATGGTGTTGCTAAAGAGTGTGCTAGAATGGTACTACCACTTGCAACTCCTACTAGAATATACATGACTGGTTCATGTCGTTCATGGATTCACTATATTAATTTAAGATCAGCACATGGAACACAGAAAGAACACATGCTCATCGCAGAAGGATGTAGAGAAGTCTTCATCGAACAGTTCCCCACTGTCTCAGAGGCACTTGGGTGGTCAGTACAAACTGGAGATAAAGAACAGTGATGATATATGGTTACCTGTTAATCAATATCGCTTTTTGACATATGAAGACGCATGTGATATACTTGGTGAAGTAAAATCAGTTGATACTAATTCAATTGAAATTAGAATTTCACCTGAGTGTCAGATGTTATAGTCTAAATAACTTTACACAATCTTAATAATTATGCCAACATACCCAGTCATACATAAAGAAACTAAAGAAAAGAAAGAGCTCTCCATGACAATGGTTGAGTATGATACTTGGAGAAAAGAAAATCCTGATTGGGATAAAGATTGGCAAGCAGGACATGCTTCTTCTATAAGTGAGGTAGGAGACTGGAGAAATAAAGTACCAAGTGATCTTCAAAGAAAGATTAATAATATCAGGGATACAAATCCTGGCTCTAACATTAGGGGATTTTAAGTATGCCAAGAGCTAAAAAAACTACTGAAAATACTACATTCTCTAATGTAAAAGCTAAAAGATTGAGAAAAAAGAAACCAATTAATTCTGAGATGATGGTTGAGATAAAACCATTAACACCATCTCAGGAAAAAGTATTTGAATATTGGAATGATAATAAGAACTTGTTTATGTATGGTGCTGCTGGTACTGGTAAGACATTTGTAGCATTATACCTTGCATTAAATGAAGTACTTAAGAATGATTCCCCATACGAAAAAGTTTATATTGTAAGATCATTAGTATCTACCAGAGAGATTGGATTCCTACCTGGCGATCATGAGGATAAATCATATCTATATCAGATACCATATACTAATATGGTAAGGTATATGTTTGAGATGCCAGATGACAATTCATTTGAAATGTTATACGGTAATCTTAAAGCACAGGAAACTATTTCTTTTTGGTCAACTTCATTTATAAGAGGTACTACTCTTGATCGTGCTATTGTTATAGTTGATGAGTGTCAGAATCTTAATTTCCATGAGTTAGATTCTATCATTACTCGTGTTGGTGAAGATACTAAGATAATATTTTGTGGTGATGCCAATCAAACAGATTTAGTTAAGACTAATGAAAGAAATGGTATCCATAACTTTATGAATATCTTACGTCTTATGAATGAGTTTGGTATGGTAGAATTTGGTGTCGAGGATATTGTACGATCAGGATTGATACGTAGTTATCTTTTAAATAAAATTGCTCTTGGTCTGTAATGTTTGAACATGTATCTATTGACTTACCTAAGAAGTTAAAACGTGTTGAGGTTGATGGTAAAAGGTACTATGATGTATCAGGCCATAAGTTAGTTTCAGTTACTACTGTTACTAGTTTTCAAAGTGCTAAAAGTATTAAAGCATGGAGAGCAAAGGTTGGTGCAGAAGTAGCCAATAAGATTACTAGACAAGCTACACGCCGTGGTACGGATACCCATACTCTTACAGAACATTATCTTAAGAATGAAGATCTCCCAGAGGTTGATCCACTACCTAACTTACTCTTTACTATTTCCAAACCATATTTGAAAAATATAAATAGGATACATGCTCTAGAAGCACCCCTATACAGTCTTAAATTAGGTATTGCAGGTACAGTTGATTGTATTGCAGAATACAATGGAGAACTTGCTGTAATAGATTTCAAGACTTCAAAGGAACCTAAACCTGAGAAGTGGATCCAAGGTTATTTTGTACAAACTGTTGCATACGCTTGCATGTTGTATGAGTTAACTGGTATAATAGTAAAGAAATTAGTAATCATTATGTCATGTGAAAATGGAGAATGTATCGTCTATGAAAAATACAACAAAGCTGAATACATTAGAAAGCTTACTCAGTATATACGAGAGTGGAAATCTGCTAATGAATAAAAGCAAAGATGCTCTAAACCAAGTATTGAACGACAAGTTCATGACATCTTCTAAGTTTTCTATGGAGATAGAGAACATTGTCAAACAAAGTAATGGTAGTCTCAATTATATTGAAGCTATAATTTCTTATTGCGAAGAGAATGAAATTGAATTTGAATCTGTTCCAAAGTTATTGTCTAAAACTTTAAAGGAGAAATTGAAGTATGATGCTCAGAGATTATCCTTTATGAAACGTTCTTCTAGAGCAAAGCTACCAGTTTAGATGGAGGGCTATGAAGTTTACCAAACGTATCTCGCACTTAAATTACACTTTACAAAAGAAAATTATAACTTTTTTATTTTCAGTGGAAAAACACGTGCTAGTAAACAATCCTTCGAGAAAAGAAAGGATAAGTACTTTTTTAAAAAACTGGGCAGAAAATTTGAACGAGAAGAATTAATTAAGTTTTTTGTAAGTCATTTCATTCATGATGATGGAGCATGGATAGGTAATATATCTGTATATAAATCAAAAGTATATTCTGATTGGAAGAGTAAGATTGAAAGTCTATCTTTCATCTTTAAGAATGAAATGGAGAATTTATTGGAGTTGGCTTCTGACTTTGATTCTTTATTTAAGATTAAAAATGGCAGTCATCCAATAGTATTAAAACAACATTTGTCTGGGAGTATAAGTTTAGAATCTTTTGTTATTCTAAACAAACTAGTAAACTTCATACCATATTTTGATAAGAATATTGCCGAACCTGTAGTGTGGCCTGAGATAAGAAAGAAGGTAGTAAAGTACGAACCATTTCTGGCTATAGACAAGGATAAATATAAGTGTACACTGTTATCTCTATGCGATTCTTTGACAACGATGTAGTTAGAGCTCAAGCGGCTGAACTAGTAGAAACTAATGAAGATCTACAAGATCTAATACTTGATGGTGGTTTAACAACACCAGAAGGTAATGTTGAATTCATGTCAAAGGTACATAGGATGATTGAATTGCAAGAACAATTATACTTTCGTGCTTCTTATTCAGATGAGGATGACGCAAAGGAATTTGTTAGTCAATTTAATAGATCACTTCCTTATGTAGCTGTTAAGGGAGAAACAGATGTATCTCAATCATTCAGAAGAATGAAAGAGGAACTTAAGAGAATGATAGAACTATCAGACTCTTGACAATTAAATAGAATCCTGTTATACTTACAAAGTACAGGCCAAATACGTACACATTAAGGAGAATACTTATGTCTTTTGCAACTTTAAAGAAGAATTCAAATTCATCTTTTGAAAAACTGACTAGGGAACTTGAGAAGGTAGCTAGTACCGAAAAGAATACTGGTGATGACCGACTCTGGAAACCCGAACTAGATAAATCAGGTAACGGTTATGCCGTTATTCGTTTCCTTCCACCCCCAGAAGGTGAAGAGCTTCCTTGGGCTAAAGTTTTTAGTCATGCTTTTCAAGGGCCAGGTGGTTGGTATATAGAAAATTCTTTAACTACTATCGGGAAATCTGATCCAGTTGGTGACCTTAACCGTAAGTTATGGAATAGTGGTAGAGATTCCGATAAGGAAATAGCTCGTAAACAGAAGAGAAAGTTATCATATTTTTCTAACATATATGTAGTCCGTGATTCTCTACATCCAGAGAATGAGGGAAGGGTTTTCTTATTCAAGTATGGTAAGAAGATCTATGATAAGATTGTTGCTGCAATGCAACCTGAGTTTGAGGATGAGAAGCCTATTAACCCGTTCGATTTCTGGACAGGTGCAGACTTCAAATTGAAGATCCGTAAACTAGATGGTTTCTGGAACTATGACAAGTCTGAGTTTGCCCCACAAGGTACACTTGGAGACTTCAGTGATAGTGAACTAGAAGAAGTCTATAGTAAGACTCATTCATTGGTTGAGTTTACTGCTGATTCTAACTTCAAAACTTATGAAGATCTAGAGAAGCGTTTAGGTACAGTTCTTGCCGCTAGGAAGACTGTAGTTGATATGGAGACTGAAGAAGCTGAAGAGGAATTAGTTCCTGTTGCAGCTGCACCAGTTCGTGAAGAGGTTAAACCAAAACCAAGTACGGATGATGAGTCCGATACTTTAAGTTTCTTTGCTAATCTCGCTGAGAATGATTAAAATAAAAGGGGGTCTAACGACCCCCTTTTTTTAGCTAACTGGTTCTGATTCTCGCCAACCTTCCTTAGTTATTTTATATTCTGTATCGTATTCAAGGAGTTCTTCTATCTCAGATTCCATCAATGATATACTAGATGGTTGAGGTATCCAGATCTCTCTCTTCAAATCATTTAATTGATGTTCGTATTCTCTATTCGTTGTTGGATATAAATCTGATCCAGTTAAAGTTCTTTCTGTTACAGCACTATCACTCCGTGAATATGCATAAGTCCAAGACCATGTTGGTGTATAACTAGAAGCATTTTGTGCAGTTGTATTTGAAAATACTTCTATTATAATACCAGATTCTAAAACTACATTTCCATAAGAATCTTTAACTTCTTTAGTTTCCCAGTGTCTTATTTTATCAGCTAGATCTCCATATCTATCTTCTATAATTTTATCTAGTTCATAGTCATCATAAGGCCATTGTGTTTGAGTGTCAGTGATATTGTTTATTAATAATATAGTCCAGTAGTGTTCTGTATCTCCAAGAAGATCGTAAGCAATTTGGTCTGGAGTTTGTCCACTTTTTATTGTGTATTTTGATGCAGAAGAAAATATAGCATTGATACTATCTCTTGCTCTAACTCTTCTGAATAAGTTCTTAGATAGTTTAAACTTGCCAGCTTCAAAGAAGTCTGGGTATAAAAAATTTGGTGTTGAATCAAAAAACATTTTAGTACCCCGCTCCTACATCTGAACTCTTGATGATTTCTGTCTCACCGAATCCTATACTAAGTTGTATAGCAACTGGTGCTGGTTGATTACTTCCATCTAGGTGAGTTGCCCATACATTATCTGGCGTATAATTTACATCTATATTAGTACAGATACATTTTTTTATTTTAGGAAGAGATGATATTTCACTACCATCACCACCTTGTTTCCATCTTAAGTTGAATAAGTTTGGTACAGTTAACCATCTGTCTGTAGAAGTAGCAGAATCAAATAGAGCATTGTTTTCTCCTCCCAAATCACTCAAAAAACCACTTTGACCAAAAGTATCACTGGTATCTGGTAATGCAGCTCTTCTTAGGTATCTAATTATTCTTTCTATTGCTCTTTGTTCTGCTCTATTTCTAGGAACTAATTTCCAATTGAAATTAAAATCTCTAAGTTGTATTCCACCGAATACTTGTTCTGTATATGGGTTAGCTATTTTACCATTGATGTTTTGTGTTACTGCATTTGGATCAGCACCCAATTTTTTTATCATACTTTTTATCAATGATACCTTACCAACTTGGGCAAATTTTTGGACACTATCTGTAATTGCTGCACTATCACCACCACCAATTTGTTGTGCAACTTCAGGAGCAAACCTTCCAAGTATTCCGATGTCTTTTCCTTCCCACTTTGGGCCATCTTTATACTGGATATCATCTGGCACAGGAAGTAAAACTGTATCATCTATACTAGATCTATAAGACGTAAAACTTTCTACTCTGTTACTACCAGTACCAGTAAAAGTCTGACCAGTTCCCCTACTACCTGATGCTCTTACAACAGATCTAGAATTAGCTGCTCTTCCTTGACCTCTTACTTTCTGTGCTGAAAATGTTTCTACATCTATTTGTAAATGATCATAAGCATTAACTAAATTATCAGGCCACATTTTCTGGCCTCTATCACTACTGGATCTATTATTAATTACTCTTAACACCATTGGAGATAAATAATTTATTATATTCCTCTAAGTATTTATGAAGACTTTGAAAGGAAAATATATTCCTGTAAATATTGCCAAGTATAGAGGTGACTATCGGAATATTATTTATAGATCTTCATGGGAATTAAAGTTCATGAAGTACTGTGACATGAGTCCTAGTATCATGGAATGGGGTAGCGAAGAGATAGTTATACCTTACAGATCACCATTAGATGGTAGAGTTCATAGGTACTTTCCTGATTTTTATATTAAAGTTAGACAAAGTACTGGTAAGATTCAGAAGTATATTGTTGAAGTTAAACCAAAAAGGCAAACAAAACAACCAAAGGTTCAACGAAAGATGACTAAGAAATATATCTATGAAGTGACTGAGTATGCTAAGAATCAATCTAAGTGGGAAGCAGCAAAACAATATTGTGATGATAGAAATTATAAATTCATGTTAATCACAGAGAAAGAGCTTAAAGTATGAGTATATTTTCAGAAATAAAAGAAGCAGCTGGTGACGAACCAAGGTCTTACTCTTGGTATAGAGATAATGTCAGAATGTATTTTCAGAAGACAGATCTTTATACTGAGATGACTAACTTGGAAGAGAGTATGATTCCTATTCCAGGCCAGTTGTATCTCTTTGAATATAAGGCAACTTATGCTCGTAAGTTAAAATATTATGATGAGTTTCCTTTAGTCTATGCATTAGGTACAGGAACAAAATTCTTAGGAGCTAACTTACATTACCTTAGACATACACGTAGGATGCAAACTGTTTTAAAATTAAAGGAAGGTATATTAGATATACCAAAGCAGTGTTATCATAATTATGTGTTAGAAGGTTTAGAAACTCCCCTATATAGAATAAATAGTGAGGACTATCTAACTTCTGTATTTCTCCCTGTAGAAAATTTTGTTACGAGAAGAAGAGGATTGTACCAACAGTATAGTAAATCAGCCGTCTGGGGAGAGACATCACAATGAGGATATCAGATTTAGAAATTCAGATGAGTAATCTGAAGGAGTTTAGAGCAAATATATGGAAGTATGGATTTAGTGCTAACAATCTTTATGATGTAATCATAGAGATACCAACTGGTGGTGCATTATATAAAGAGTTACAGTCTAATAATATTGCAATTCCTGATGGATTTCTAAAAAATAATTTGAGATTATATACTGATGAAGCATCTATGCCAGGTATACAGATGTCTACTGGTGAGTATAGAGTAACTAATAGTCCTCAGTTGAAGTATGTATATGGATCAGTTTTTAGTGAGTTGAGTCTTTCGTTTCTTA